CAAAGAAGCAATTAATAATGGTTCAATATTTTCAATTATTACCGCAAGAGGTCACAATCCTGAAACGTTAAAGCAAGCGGTATACAATTATATTATAACAGGATTTGGTGGAATAGATAAAGAAGAATTAATTAAAAACTTAAGAAAATATAGGTCTTTTGTTGGAGACGAAGAAATGTCAGACAAAGAACTTATAAAAACATATTTGGAACTCAACAAATATCATCCTGTTACTTTTGGTGTTGGGGGTGCAGAAAGTCCTGAAGAATTAAAAGTTATGGCAATGGATGATTTTGTGTCTTATATAAAAGGTATGGCAGCAATATTAAACAAAAGAGCTTATATCAAAAAAGATTTAGGTAATGAATTTGTTCCTAGAGTTCCTATGATTGGATTCTCAGATGATGACCCTAAAAATGTAGAAGTAATGAAAAAACATTTTAAAGATAAACCAGAAAAACTAGTTAAGACTTATTCTACAGCAACTGGTACTAAAAAAGAAGCTTAATACAATATAATTTTATCTAAAATAAAAGTAAATAGAAATTATTTTTGATAATGACATATTTATATAAAGAAATAAATAAATTAAAAATTTTAAATTAAAATAACATGGCTGATTTACTAATGAAAATGCCGATACCTTACGAACCGAAACGTCAGAATCGTTTTATCTTGAGGTTTCCATCAAGTTTAGGTATTAATGAGTGGTTTGTAGAAAGTACTGCAAGACCACACATTATGATAGCGGCAACAGAAATTCCTTTTTTAAACACATCAGTATATGTTGCTGGTAGATTTAACTGGCAAACCATTAACGTAACGTTTAGAGACCCAATTGGACCTTCTGCGTCACAAGCTCTTATGGAGTGGGTACGTCTACATGCAGAGTCTGTTACAGGTCGTATGGGTTATGCTGCGGGTTATAAAAAAGATATTGACCTTGAGATGTTGGACCCAACAGGAGTTGTTGTTGAAAAATGGATTTTATACGGAACGTTCCTTACAGACGTTAACTTTAATCAGTTGGCGTATAATCAAGATGGACTTGCAACAATAACAAGTACTTTGAGAATGGATAGATGTGTATTGGTTTATTAATTTTTTACTAAAAACATTCATCGGATTGTCTTTATAAAAATAAAAACACAATTATATTTAACCCTAAACTAATAAACGTTTAGGGTTAATTTTTTATATATGGATGAACAAACAAAACAATATGCACAAGAAAACTTAACATTACCTCATGATGTAGTACCTTTACCTTCAGAAGGTGTTTTTTATAAAAATAAAAAAAAATCAGTTAAGGTTGGGTATTTGACTGCGTCTGATGAAAATATTTTGATGGCGGGTGGAGATGATGTTACGATTAATCTTCTTAGGGCAAAAATTTATGAACCTGATTTAAAGATTGATGACATGTTAGAAGGAGATGTTGAGGCAATCTTAATCTTTTTAAGGAACACGTCATTTGGTCCTGAAATGTCAATTAATGTTAAAGACCCTAAAACTGACAAACAATTTAGGACGAATGTAATGCTTGACCAATTACCAATTAAGAAAGGTCAAGAACCAAATGTAGATGGAAGTTTTACAGTGATTTTACCAAAAAGTAATACCACAATTAAAATTAAACCACTGACTTATGGTGAAATGAGGGATATAAATAAAGCCTTAGATTCATATCCTCAAGGAAGAGTAACGCCTTCAGTTACTATAAGACTTCAAAAACAAATTATTGAAATAAATGGAAGTATAGATAAAGGTGAGATTGCAAAATTTGTTGAGCAGTTACCTATTGCAGATTCTAAATTTATTAGAGAATTTTTAAATGAAAATGAGCCTAGGCTTGATATGTCTAAAGTTGTAAATACCCCATCAGGAGAAAAACTAACAGTTAATGTTGGTTTTGGGGTTGACTTTTTTCGTCCTTTCTTCTGATTATAGAAAGGGTCAATTAGATGAATATTATTATTTATCTACTTTAATGAATGTTGGTTGGAACGATTTTGAAAAAATGCCAATATTTGCTAGAAAATACTTGTTAGATAAATGGTATGAAGAACATAAGAAGGACTGAAAATTCAGTCCTTCTTCTATTTATATAAAAATATAATTAATGGCAGACGATAGTCCTTATATTGACAGTGTTACAGGTACGATTAATTCGCTTTTGGCTGAAGCAAAACCAACGGGAGAAAGGTGGGCGTGGGCATTTTCCCAAATGGTTGGAGGTGCAGAAGAATTAAATAAAACTCTTGGACAAGGAAGAGAAAGAATAGGGGAATTAATGGTTGCGGTTTCTGAGGCAACTCCTGCCATAGATAGATTAGGTGGCGATTTAAAAAATGCTGTTGAAACAATACAAGACATATCATTTGCAACATCAAGAAGTGTTATTGCAAGTTCTGACGAAGTTTCTAAATTATATTCTGCATCTAAATTATTAGGTAAGAATGTTAGTACTATTGTTAGTGGGTTTCAAGATGTCGGAGTTCAATTTTCACAAGTAGGAGTACAACTAGAAGAATCATTACAATATGTTCAAAATGTAGGAGGTAATGCTGGACAAATTATGGGAAAAGTGTTGGATGATATTTCAGCGCTTAATAAGTATAATTTTGAAAATGGTGTTTTAGGGTTAACTAAAATGGCGACCCAAGCATCAATTTTAAAGTTTGACATGAGGGAAACTTTTAATTTGGCCGATAGGGCTATGAGCCCTGAAGGCGCAATTGAATTAGCTTCAGCGTTCCAAAGATTAGGTGTTGCCGCTGGAGATTTAACTGACCCATTCCAATTGATGTATAAGTCTTTAAACGACCCGGCAGGACTACAAAATAGTATTGTTGAAATGACAAAACAGTACACTTATTTTGATGAGAAAACAAAATCATTCAAAATAAATCCTGCAGGAATTTTAACAATAAAAGAATTATCGGTACAAGCAGGTTTAAGTGCTTCGGAAATGTCTAAAATGGCTTTAAATGCTGCGGATTTAGATAAAAAATTATCTCAAATAAAACCAGGTATTACATTTGAAAATGAGGATGATAAAATGTATTTGGCAAATATTGCCAAAATGGGACAAGGAGGAGAATATGAAGTTACAGTTAATGATAAGGAAACAAAAAAATTACAAGATGTAACACAAGATGAATTTAATAAATTAATAAAACAACAAAAAGAAGGACCTAAAAGTTTAGAAGACATACAAAAAGCGCAACTTGACGCATTTACGGATGTTAGAGGAAATGTTAGGGCTATTAGAGATAAGTTTTTATTTGGCGTTGTATCTTCAGATACGGTGAGAGGTGAGGCTGAAGGTGTTAACAGGTTAATTAGAAAATTCACAGAAAAACCAGAAAGAGAACTTAACGAAAAATATTTCAGAGATAAGGCTCAGGGTGGAATGGACAGTGTAAAAGATATTCTTAGTGCTATAAGTAAAGGTGAAAATCTTACACCAATAATGGAAAAGACTTTTAATAGTGCTTTTAAAACTATGGTTGAGGCAGGTGAAAAGGTAGATGAGGGTACCAAAAATATTATTAATGGACTTATTGATGATGTATCACGCTCTAATAATACGTTTGTAGAAAAAAGTGCTTTAAAGATTTTAGAGGGAATGAAAAAGGATATGGATTCCAAAACCCCTGCAGCAAAAAAAGAAACTGCCAGTACTACACCAAGTGTTACTGCTTTAAGTAAATCATTTGAATCTGGCACCGATAATATTGCAACTAAAGTAAATGATACAAACGTGTTGGCCAAAGAAAGTAATAATAAACTTGGTGAAATTGCAAAAAATACGGCTATTAATCCTAAAGTTCCTGTTGGAATTTCTGGTGATATTTCTAGTGTATTTAAAGTAAGTTCTGCGACTGTTGCTAGCCAAGTTGGTATTACAAACGATTTAACCAAAGAAAGTAATAACAGACTTAACGACATCGCAAAAAATACTGCTAAAGGTTCTGTTGGAACTCCTAATGATATTTCAAGTACATTTAAAACAAGTTCTGCAACTATTGCCGGATTAACCGAAAAAACCAATAATATACTTAGTGAAATTGCAAAAAATATAAAAGGTCCTGTTGGAAGTA